GCAGATCCACGCTGTCACCGTCGTATTTTGCCTCGGTCGCAGACCAGGTACCGGCAGTAGCGCAGACATAGATGTATGCAGGAAAAGAGCCGTCTTCCTCTTTGCTAACAAAGGCATAGTCACCAGCATTTGGGGATGGGATGGCCGTATTGAGGGCCTGTGATGTCTGGAAGAATCCTGCGCTGCTCTTGCCATTGCGCACTTGGAAGTCAAATGTCTTTCCATCTTCGGTAGTTACACGAATGGTATTAACCCCTCCGTTGGTAGTCGCGACCACAGGCTGTGTAACAGACTGAATGCCGTAGCCGCGTTTAACATCAACCTGATGTTCCGCCGCTGCGGCAGCTGTGTTGGCACGCCCCGCTGCATTCTCCGCCTCAGATGCCTTTTCATTGGCGAGACCTGCAGCATCAGTAGCAACATTATGGTCAGCCACGGCAATACTATGGTCTGTCTGTGCAGTCGTATGGTCATTCAATGCCGTGTTATGGTCACTCTCAGCTCTTGTATGGTCATTCTGTGCCTGCAAAGCATTGATACCGGCAATACGACTATCCTCTGCGGACTGCGCATGGTCAAGAACATGGCTCTCGTGGTCAATCAAGGCCGCTGTATGATCGCCATCGGCTATGGTATGGTCTGTTGTTGCAGTGCGATGGTCGGATTCTGCCAGTACATGGTCTTGGTCTGCTATGTCAAGCTTATCCTGTACGAGTTCAGCCTTTGCATTCGCAAGAGCCGCAGCAGTAATGGCATTGGTCGTGGCCTCCGCCGATTCAATACTGTCGGATACAGCCTGATTATGGTCCTCTTCTGCAATCGCGTGATCCGCTACGGCAATGTTATGGTCCTGTCTCGCCCGTAAAGAATCCGCCTCGGCCTGTGCATGGTCAGGTGCAACCAAATCATGGTCTGCCACAGCTATCGCATGGTCATTGACTGCCGTCTGATGGTCTCTTCCAGCCTGCTCAGAATCACTCTCTGCCGTCTGATGATCTGCCATAGCAGTCTGATGATCCTGCTCGGCAATCTCGTTATAGTCCGACCGGAAAGTGCTGGCACTGATCTTCTTGTTCTTTCCATCCTGAACAATAACGAAGTAGTCATCGCCGGTAAACTTATCGGTTTCAATGAAGTCCGTATCCTTCATGCCCTGCTGGGCCAGCTGCATACGGATTTCTTCAATTTCCTGTCTGGTAAAATGCTTTGCCATAACTATTTGGTATTATTATTTTTCTTACTGGCTATCTGTTTCTGTGCCTCAATCTTCTTCAATTCTATGTCTTTTTTCTGTTTAAGCTCGCTATCCTTCTGCCTCAACTCTGCGTCGAATTGCCGAATAGATTCCTGCAGCTTCTCTCGTTCGATATTCAGCTTCTCATGCACCAACTGCTCATCATTTTCTTCGGCATAGATACCAAGACGCATATACTCCGCACGGGAGTTGATTTCGGCAACCCGAATCTTTGTTTCATTATCCCGCTGGTTGATTGCATCACGCTGCTGCATCTCTTCCTGTTTAGCTTGGAGGTCTGCCTGAATCTTCTGCTGCTCAAGCTGCTGCTGCTGTTGCTGAGCCTGCTCCTGTTGCTGCTGCATCCGCTTCTGGGCGATGTCCACGATACGGACCTTCTCCTGCATAGAGGCAGAAGTATAGAGTTTGAGGATGGATGAGAAATCCAGAAGCTGGTTCTGCAGCGCCGCCTGCGCCAAAGTCTCGATCTGTGAGTTCAGCTTCTGCGTGTCATTGGAGCTGTCAACGACGAGGCCATAGTCACACTCGGCAAAGGCGTCACCGTCAATCTCCATGATTTTCCTGGAATTGTCGGACAGGATATACTGGAACTTCTTACTCCGTCCACGAAGTGCACCTTTCGCTTCCTCAAGGAAACACTCAAGCACACGGCGCTTCGTGTCATCGTGCTGCTGGAAAAGCCAGTCTGTAATATACGATGATTGCAGGACTGCCCGCTCAATACCACCAACGGTCTCACGGCTATAAGTATTTCCTTCCCGTTGCCGGTTGATACCGACCAAATCAGACATCGAATCTTTCGTCCATTGAAGCAGCTCGATATAGTTCTGGATAGACTGTCCCCAGTCTGCATCGACATATCCCTTCGTAGCATTGTTCAAACCACCGGCGAGCTTGCCAGTCGCAGCACCTTTCGCCCCCTCGTTGAATGAGTCCTTAATCAGAAGTTTGTTCGCACGGGCAAAGTACATCCACTTCTCAATCTCCCAACCTTTAGGGACAAGGGCAAGGTCTACCTCAACAAGCTTACCCCAGTTTGTAGCAATCAAATCGACCAGCTTGGCATGAATGGCATCATACAGATAGTTGTATGGCTTCATCATGTCAACGAGAGAATACGGAACGGACTCATTTACATTGTAGATCGTACCTACGATTCCAGCATGGCATCTTGAAGGATTCGACAGGGAATTATGCTGGACGATACAGGGGCGGATACCGACATAGATATCCTCACCAATCTTCGTCCCTTCCCACATCTCATTTATCCAGAGTGCGGTTGCTTCTTCACCGGCATCTTTATTCGGTACATAGGTCTCCGGATAGAAGTCTATATTCTCCTGACCGGTTACAGGATCGAAAGACTTGACGCTATAGATTTTACGATAGGATTTCCACCAAACCTGAATGACGCGGATATTGCCTGCCACATCATAGGGCAGCAGGTCAGAACCGATACCGCCGCTCATCTGCGCAAGGTTGTCAAACACGAAGCCGTAGCCCGTAGCATCATCTACCATTACGCCTTCTTCACCTACGATGTTGAACCGGTTGATGAACGGATAAGCCTCGTTGTAGTTTCCTGCAGCTCCAACAGGGCCATTACCACCAAAATCTGGTATCTCGCCACTAAGCCATTTTACATCCTTTACGGACAGCTCATCATAGTAAGTGTCAATGATTCGTCCAGGAGACCAGTAGTCTTCGTAGATGATTACATCGGCGTCTTCTATTCTGTTCGAGTAACCGCTTCTGAATACCCGCAGCTTCATCGGGTTCAGTCTTGTAAGTACAGGCTCTCCGCCAATAATGCCGCACTGATATGCCTCCATTGAGCAAACACAGGCATCAAGGAACCCGTCGTTGAATATCCGTTTGAAATTCTGCTCCTTAGAATAATGCTTCAACAGTTCGTTTGCACGGATCTCACGCAGGTCCTGCCAGCTGTAGTCATAGAAATCCTGATTCTCCCGCAGCTGATTCTCTGCTTGCTGCTGATCCATATCCGGACTCTCGACAATTTGCTGTACACTTCCGAAGAACTGTTGCTTTTTCTCCTCCTCAATCTGGGATATGGCATAAGGGTTCGTTACAATCACCCGCCAATCAAACACCCTTGCAGCTTCCTCACCACGGAGGGTGTTGAGTTTCGAGTTGATGATAGGATAATGCTGTATCTTGTCCGGTACGAACATCGTCGAGAGGTCCGACGGGTTGAGGATAGCTGCAATGTCGCTCATATGAATTACGCCGTTTATCAGGTCGTAATTGATTTTCATATGAACCACATCACTGCGTACCGGAGAATAATTGAAGTATGTCCTGTTAGCCGCCCAATCGACACATTGCTTCTTCCACTTTGGTCCTTTGGACTTGTATGGAAGCATCTGGTTGGGGAACTCTATGCCGAAATCCATAAAATTTGCCTTTAGTCAAGGCAAATCTATTCAGAAAAACGGCGCGAATTACGGCTGTAAATGAATCAGTTATGTTTCGTAAAGAGTCTATTTATACCGACCCATTCGCTGCAAGTGACGGTTCCAATCCAGATTGAAGAAATCGTCCTGCGTAATATCTCCTGCACTGCTCTGATCTTCATCAGTTGCACCGCCATAAAGGATAATAAACTGCTCACGATAGAACATCACCTGGAACAAGGCACTCACACGGTCGGTATTTTTCTCAGGCGCATAGGATATCAGTTCCTGAAGAAGTGCCCTGTTGCGTATCCTGTATATCTGCGGTACTTGCTCAATATGCGCATGCCCATTCTCATCCTTCACTTCTACTGGAATAGGCTTCTTCAACCAGTCGTTGATGAGGTCTATGCCAGTACTGATGAGTGCTGCGTTTACGGATACACCCTTGATTGACGAGCCGAACATGCTATATTTGACAAGCCCTTTTGCACGAATCCACTCAGGGCAGTCTGCAAGAAGATATGTACAATGCTTTTTTGAGAAATAGGCGAACATAAGCTTCCTATTGCTTTCGTACATCACCATCGCATTGTAGAACAGTGCGAGCAGCCTGACTATCTCATAACCGGATTCTGCAAGGTCCTGCCTGCCGGTATATTCTGCAACTATCTCGTCATTGAACAAATCAAATACTATGGCAGACATAAGGGATTGTGACTCAGCCTGGTCATTATCCACGGGGTCAACGCCAATTACATAGCGGTTGCTTGGTACAGGTGTTTGCGGCATTGCAAAAATTTCCAGTGCTCCCCGCTCCGTATTGTCAACCGGGTATTCCCGGATCGGGTAGTCTCTCGTGGAACGAAACTCAACCTTTCCGGCCAGCTCCACAAGTTCTCCAACATAGACATCATCGAATGCATGAGGCAGGGAGTCAAGCTGACGCAGCCGTTCGTTCAGCATGACCGTCGGGAAGAAAGAGGAGCGGACACGAAGAATAGCTTCCTCCGGGGTTATCGGCATTTGGGCGGTACGCTTCAGCAGAGAGGCGGCATCACCACCCTGTTTCACCATATTCCGCTCTGAAAGAATCTCCAACAGGGCCTTGACCACATCGGAATTGCCGTCCTTATCCATGCACCCCGCACGAGAAATATATGACGGGAAGAAGAAGCAAAACTTGCTCGCCCCCTTGCCTTTCTTGTCAAATACATTCTCCAGGGCGTATACCTCATAAGCATCCGGCTTGTACATAATCGTGCGAATACCAGCAAAATCCGAAGCGTCATCACCAGCCGTGCCTACCGCGAATAAAAGAGAAAACACATGACTGCCTTCCTTCACAGAGTCACGCACATTATCCCATACATCCTTGAAATTAGGATAATTGCCCATTTCCTCAAACAAAATGAATCCTCGCTTGCCTCGAATTTTTCCCTCATCGTCCTTCACCGATAGACCCATTACCGCATTTAAGGAACTCCTGTCGCTGATGTTCCCGTCCGGAGTCTTGTAACCCATGCGCCATACCATCTCTGATGGTGAGCGTTTAAGCATTAATCTCGGAAACTCAGTATTCGCTGCACTAAACGACAGCATTGGCGTAAACTTGGTGAATGTACCGTCTTTCTCAGAAAGATATTCTTTCGTGTACGCCGTCAGAACCGTTGTTATACGATGATTCGCCTTCGTGCTTTCACCAAACAACAGGTTGTGTGACATAATGGATGCCAGACTGAACGACTTACTTGCTCCTCGACGAGCAAGCTCTATGCAGTGTTTGCCAGCTCTTCGTGCCTGTTCAAGATAATGGAAACGATAGTATATCCCTTCCCAAAAATCAGGGAAGTCCTCAAGCCGGATATATATTTTATCTTCTTCGTCATAACGGTTCAGCATAATCCGGCAGTAGTTGAGATACCAATACATCTGCCCAGTGATCCACTCACCATCGGACTCACGGACATACCCTTCACGACACCTCCGCACCTCCTCTGCAAACCACTTTCCATATTCGCTGTTTGGATTACTGTTCGGTTTCAGCAAAGAGTAGCATCCATTCTCATCGAAGAATTTTGCAGCCGGACGAAAGTAATCCATATCTTCAAGGATATGCGGATGCGTAATGTCGACGATGATACGGCCCTTATCATCCCGCGGCAAATCCTTCGCACGGGGCCGCTCACCAATCATCCATTTGAGCAGCGGCACAGTATCGATGAAGTCCAGAAACTGCTCATGGACTTCCTCTGGATACTGCGCCAGCAACTCATCGGTTATCGGCGTCTGATACCTGTTCGTCTCTATCAGTATCTTTGCCATCTACCGTTATGAAAGCATTTGCAAAAGGTAAAGTCTCTATCCACTCACAGAACTTCCGCCACTGCGGGAGCCGGTGATTCCTGCGCTGGAAATAGATTCTGCGGAGCGTCTGGTAGGAGAACATCCACACGCGCTTCTGCATATGGCCCTCCATCAGCATATCCTTCATGCGGACAAGTTCCTCCTCGGACAGACCTTTTCCTTCGATATGCATGGTTGATTCACTCCCAAGGCACTCGCAGCCGATTCTATACCGGTCAAGCTCCTGGTAGAAATAACGGGGAGCATAAATCTCACACCAGACCATCATCCCACGAAAAACCTTGGCATGTTCATCACCCCGTCGTACCAGCGTGGTCATAAGATGTCTGTCTTCATCATGAAGTATTCCGTCCGTGTTATTTGTGATTTTCTGCCCATAATACCGAACCCCGTCGATGTCATACCATTCACATAACAACTGAGAATAATTGACATCAAACATACTCTTTCGAGGTTTTCCGAACGGGAGTCTAAGTGCATCACAGACTCCATTGAACCCCGCAACCTCCAGTGTCTTTACATAAAAATCTTCAACTGACCTACTCTTCATTGTTTCTTTTTTATTTCCCTGATTCCGTAAATGAGAAGGAAAACGCCGATAAGTACGATGCCGGACACAGCCACAATCGCAAGAATCTCCAGGGTGTTTTCCAGTTCAGCCATCAGATGTTCTCTCCTATTGCCATCGTAGCGTTTCCACGTGCCTTGTCGTCCGTAGCAAAGTCCTTTGCCAATGACCGCTCAGCCTCAACAAGCGCCTTCGCCAAGTCCGGAATCTGCTTCAAGGCACTGGTTATTGTCGCAACCTGATAGACTGGCTTGTCGTTCTTGTCTACCTCGAAAAGATTTACCTCACTCAGAAACCGGCGCAGGTTTTCGACACCTTTCCGCATACCTTCCAGAAGCAGGGAAGAAGTGGTGACGGTATGCTTCTTATAGATATCCATCGCTTCCTTCAGGTCATCAGACGGCTCCCAGTCTTTTCCCAATCCCTCCTGCAGCTTTATCTCCTGCGACCGCTGTTCCTCGTCTACAAGGTACATATATGTACTTCTTGGATCGCACATGAACCACAGATAGGACATCTGCTGCCAGAAGGCTTCCTTCTTCCTTGTCTTGTCCTGCTCGAACAGCTTGCGGATGGGACGGATAAGCATCGCCTCATCCGCAAGTTTAAGTTCGAGACCGTCGAATTCAATCAGCTTCATTGTTCAGCTCCTTGCTGCGGAAGTTGATGTAATCCTTCTGGGCGTTGCAGATAAGGTCATACAGCTTGCTTGCAACATAAGCAGCCGCATTCTCTCCCATACAAGGCAGGACATTTGAGAATCCATCCTTGTCATACGAGACAAGGAAGAAGCCACCATCCGTATTCAGAATCGTCTGAATGGCCTCCAGTTTGACTTTGTTTTCTTCTTCCATATATTTGATAGTTGAGGTTAGTTACTGCAAAAGTCCTCCTTCATCGATGCCTTCATACTTCGTCACGACATACTCGATGTCGTTGTTCTGGAGGAACAGACATTCCTGCCCGTCAATATTCACCATCGGGATTTCATAACGAAGGCTCATGTCGTCATGCTGGATATTTGCATCGGCATCAATGGCTCCGGGCGTGTGCTTCGGCATGACATAACGCTTGAAGTTGATACGGACGATATCTCCCTTCTTAATGTCCTTCACCATATCACCGACGGCAACGACCCACTGATAATAGTTCAACTGACCCTCCAGCTTCGACGGGATGATAAGACCGCTGTCCGTTGCGATATCGCCGACATATTTCCTGGCGGTAGTCACGACACCCGTGAACATAGGTTTGATTTCAAGAACCTTAAACATTTTCGTTTTCTTTTTTGATTGCCTGTCTTGCGAGCTTTTTTCCCTGTTTGCCGACAAGCCAGATGTTGTTGAATAATTCGCTGTTTTTCTTTTTGGCAGGTATCGCAGGGGAGCCGCCGGACAGTATCTCTTCGGCAATGTGTTCGATTTCATCCCGGGAAACGCCCGCCCGATGTGCTCTCCTGTTAACCTGATTCAGATTCTTTGATTCGTTCCTTCTCCACACAAGATAGCGGCTGTAAGATGTGCCGAGCCTGCCGATATACGGAATGTTACACACTACGCTATACTCGTCGAACAGGTCGTGAGAATAAATCCTGCGTTCGTCGCTGAATGGCAGCGCATTGATCTCGGATGCCAGGGCACCGAAGAAGGAACGGACGACACGAGCCACCTCGGACTGCTTCGTTCCGAGCCTGTCCGAGATGACACGATACCGTTCTATTTCCACATTGTTACGCATTGCTTCTCAGTGGATTCTTCGCAGATGACCAGTCATAGACGACCTGCAGCATAAACCGCGGGTCATCCGTCTTGTGCGGGATATACCTCGGGTTGATGTCGTTGTTTATCAATACACCTGCATCCCGGAGTTTCCCAAGCTGCATCTGGAAATGTGGCTGCGACATCCCCAGGGACTGCATGATGTCTTTCCTGGAACTGCGCGACCAGAGTACATCCCGCAGGACCTCCGGGTCTGAGATAGACTCTTTCAGCTTGAAGTACTGCTCCAGTATCCTCGCCGCTACGTCACATGTCCTTGGCGTAAGTTTGTGGAACGGAGTCATGAACTCCATCCACATCCGGCAGAACGAAGCCGAACTGCACTTCAAGTAGATGACATTATTTGGTTTCATCCGCCTTCTTCTCTTCTTCCGCCTGCTGTTCCTTCATCCCTTCGGAGAATGTCGTGAGTGCGCCCTGGATGTTCTCGGAACACCACTTGACGAAATCCTGCGTGTACATGTCAGGATGCTCCATCACCTTAAACAGCATCGTAATAAAGAACGAGGTGTACTCAAAGTCACGACGCTGCAGGGCCTCCATCGCCCGCTGGTACTCCTGCATCAACTTCTGGTAGTTCTGATGCAGCTCGCTGGCCACCTTATTCAGCTCCTCATAGGTGAGCTTCCGGTTTGCCCCCTGATTGACATTCATTTTGACTTTCTTTTCTTCCATAGCTTTATCGTTTTAGTTATCCTTTCTTCTCCAGTTTTCTTCTGCCGAATCCTTCTTTTCTTCCACGCAGCACCAATCCGCCGCTGTCCTTTGTAAAGGCCCATTCAAACCACCGTTCAAACTTTTCCTCACTCATGGGAGGGATGTCCCAGATTCCCACGATGCGGCAGTAGCTGATACCGAGGATTCCCATGATACGGTAGGGAACCTGTCCGAGAATGAGAAATTCCTCACCGGGTACTTCGTCGTTCCAGGGTCTGACGAAACCGAACCCGTGAATCCTCTCTTTCCGCTGGCCAAGCCTGCCGAGCTTGTTGTATGCAGCACGGACGACGGCTCTGTCATGGTCTTCCTGAAACAACCTGTAAGCATCGCTGGCACTGTTACATCTGCGCTTTCCGTAATACAATACTCCATCCCTACGCACTATTTGCTCCATTCTATCTCACGCCTTTTCTGCTTCCTTCTCTCTTCCTCCTTCAGCCACTCCCCGATCGTGCACACCCCGATATCCGTCGACTCGCATACACCACAATAAGAGCCGTCCCAATCTTCATTGGCAAACGACTCTTCAATCTTCACGGCAAGTGAATGGCAGCTTTTGCAGTAATAGACCGGTTCATTGTATTCCTCCGGGTCGATCTCCCTGGTCCTACTCATAGTACATCAGTACATAGGTCTTGTCAACATCGATGAAAATCGAAATGATTGCATCTTTGGCAATCAGTTTCATGTTCACATAATCGTTCAACTCTTTCTTTGTGTTGAACGCCCGTGTTACCATGTGCTTTTCCATTATAAGTATTGTTAAACCTTCTCAAAGGTAAATAAACTATTTGTAAAACATTACTAACTTGTTACGAATGTTGCAACTTTGTTGTTTATGTATTGTAAAAAACACAAAGTGGAAATGGTTTTCACAAAATCAACCCCTTTATCTTGTATATTATATACAAGATTGGAAAATACCTTGGAAGCTATTTTGAAAATAGTAATAATTTATTTGCAGAATCAAAAATAATGACTACCTTTGCATCAGAATTCAATGCGAGACCGGCGCAGCGAACCATATAGACTATAGTTTCCATACTATATAAAATCTGCCTGATTTGCTACCGGTCACGCATGTCAGGCAGATTCTTTTTTATCTCCTGCTTTGAATTCACAACAGTTGGTGGGGTGCCCGGGAACAGGATGGGCACCATTCATCTGTAAGCGCAGTAAAATGATAGCGCAGATCAGACGGAGGGTGAGTAAGGCAAAAAGACATACTGGCCAAGCTCCGGAACCAAGCCCCTCCA